TTGACGCCGTTCGAAATCGCAGCAGCAGCAACAGTACCAACACCACGAGTTACGACGATGTGCGTAGCATCAGTAATGCTATTCACGATCACGTTTTCACGAGTGGAAGCCGCTTGCAGGATCATGCCGGGAAGCATGTTTGCGCTGGAAGCAACGGTGAAAGTGGTAGCAACACCATCAGCAACTGCGCCGCCCAGAGTTACTTCCGGGAACAGCATCGTTTTGGTGAAGAAACCATGTTCAAATTGAACAGCAGTTTCAGATTGCAGCATCGAAGTGATTGCAAACAACGGGGCAGTACCATTCGGCATCAGCCGCGTGATCATGCCAGCAAACGACTTCTTTGCCAGATCGGTAGTGAAACCGGACGAAACGAAAACACCAGTGGCCATGATTCAAAACTCCTTGAAAAATGAAGAAAGTGGTAGAGAGCTTAAGTAGACTCTCCGATGTATGCCAGCCAATCTTGATCCTTCTTGCCGCTCGCTGACTCTGCAGTAGTTTTCGGCTGCGGAGCAAACGAAGTACCGAGGGCCTCAACATAACGCTTGGCTTGCTCAGTGATTTCAGCTGCTGACGCATCTGGATACTGCGTAGTAAGCTGAGCTTCAAGGGCAGATATGATTGGCGAAACTGCTGGATTCGAAAAGATTGGATTGTCGTTGCGGAGGTTTTCTGACACTTGATACCGCTTCACTTGACTCGGAAGCTCGGCACGAAATTCTTCGCGAGCTTTGCCAATCGCATTTTCGATCATCCGCGTGGATGCAAAAGCTGATTGGGCATATGCGGTTTGTGCTACAGCATTCATTGCGGCAACAAGTGCCTTTGTTGCGTCTTCTCCGCCAGCCTGAATTGCAGCCATCTGCTCAGGAGTTACAACTCTGGTGAAGTCAATTCGTTGTGCAGCTTCGGTAAATTTCTTGGGATCAATGTTTCCAAAGATACCAGCAGGCGCTTCTCCTGCTTTCGGAGGTTCATTCTTCCAAATTCCCTCGAACTCAGATAGCGGGGTTTTATTGGCATCATCTGGGGCAGCAGTTCCCGGAGGAATAGTTCCATTAGGAGCCGCGCCAGCAGTAGATTGCCCAGAAGGAGCTGCATTCGGAGGAATATTACCGGGCGCGGGAGTTGAGGGAGCTGCGGGAGTTGCAGGCGGCGTCGTTGGGGCACCGCCAAAAATTGCACTAAGGATACTCATGTTGTTTACTCCTGTTCAGATTGACCATCGGGTTGTTTTGGAAGCAAAGAGCTGTTGGCATCATCAAGATCGAGAAGATATGCTAGCAGCTCCAATTGCCCCGCTTTGTACGCTTCTTGTTGCGTAAATGCTTGTGGATTGCTTGGATCAAATATCAGGGCGTTTTTTTCCTCCGCAGTAGTTGCTTGAAGATTACAAAGAAGTGCACGGTTGAGGTCTGAGAACTTACCGGCCTGCACTTCTTCTGCCTGAGTAAGAGCGTAACGAGTGAATTGTGATGGAGCTAGTTTGAATGGAAGAATATCAGACATGTTATGCCGCCTTGTTATTCGTAATGTTATTGGTGATGTTATTCACCTGAGGTTGTTGCTCAGAGCCAGCAGGTGCAGTAGCTCCCTGCGGTACATAACCATAAGCAGCTGGAACTGGCTGTGCTGGTAAAGGAGTTCCGGGGGCTGTCTTGGCAATCTCCATCACAGTCTGTTGCCAAGTAGCCATTGCAGATTCAAAAGCAAGTTGCTCAGGCGGCTTCTCAAATGGACGCAAGTCAGCTCCCTGTGTCTTCATAAGGTAGGAAAACATGGGGCCGATATTGTACTGTGTATTGATTTGCGGAGAAGCGCCAATTACTTGCAGTGCTGTGGAGAAGGTCTCCCCTGAAATAAGCTTCTCTGAAGGAATGAGTCCATCAGATACCTTGAACTGCATCACAGTTTCACGAAGCTTAATCGGATCAATGGAGACTTCTTTCTCCTTGGATGCAGAATACAGCGTAGTTGCACCTTGGTACTGCATGATGTTGATCTTCACCATTTCCTTGAGCGGAGTGAAGAACTGGTATTCAAGTACCATGGCAGTAAGTTGATCTCTGCCATTGGCATTGTTCATCACTGTCTGAAATTCATCCCGCGTTTTGTTTCCCTTTACAAACTGACCTTGACGAGCTGGATTCTGGCCAGAGATCATGTTTGCCATACTAAGTAGAGATTGAGTTTCTTGCATAAGTACGCCAGATTGCTCGTCCCGGAAAGGAATAGGATAGTAAGCATCTTGCACAGGCTTCCCATAAGCAGCGGGGCGCACAGGAATCTTTGCAGAAGGATTCTCATTGTTGATGTGGGCTGCAGTAATTCGTGAAGGATCATAGATTCCACGATCAGAGATGGCGCGGCGTCTAGCAGCAATGATTGAGTTCCACATCGCAGATGTAATGTCCTGCACAGGAGATACATTATCTGCGAGAGACTTAGTCTGATAGCCAAGTCCATCTTCAAGAGGCTGCGCTACCAAGATGGGAAGGTAGTCATGCGCATTGGTTTGACGCTCCGCTTGAATAACAACTTGGTTATTCACAATTACAAACTTCCAGATTTGCGGAGTGTTTCTTGCAGGAACAGAGAATGCAAAGTCAGCAGGAAGAATTCGTGCGTAAAGTGTAACTACTTCATACATATCCTTGTACTGAATGCCTTGATTGGCATTGGTAAGACCAGCCCAAGAAAGCCAATTGGTAGAAGTGCGCGGATCAAGAGTGATAAGCGCCTCTGGGTTCAGCTGCGGAGTATAGTAATTAGCAGCGGTTGAACTAGAAGCGCCAGGAGCAGAGCCGATTCCAGTCTCGAAAGCAGCTTTTACATTGTCAACAAGGTGATTCTGAAGGGAAGCAATGAAAGACTTCAGCTGAATACGAGACATGAGCTCAACGTAGCCAGCAAAATCCCCCTTCTTATGTACTTCAGATGGAAGAACACGAGTATCCAGAAGAAGATTGTACGGATTCAAGCGGGTGCAGAAATTTCCGGCCCAAATAGCCTCCTTCGGACGCGCAACCTTTGCATTCCAACTGAGATCGGTCTCAAGATCAGCTACAACAACCTGTTTCCAAGATACTTCAGTAGCCATCAGGTTGTATTTGAAACCATCTCGAAAGGCAAGAATCAGCTGTCTTACCCAACCTCCCATAGTAGCTTGGTTATCAATGACTGTCTCAAGTTGAAGAGCAGCATCAATATTGGCAGGATTGGAGACGACACCAAAAAGAGGATTGCCAGTGAGAAATACAGAAGATTGGTAAGTCACTGCTGCTTCTACTTGCGGCATCACAACAGGAACAGTGATATTCTGAAAGCGACTACGATCACCATAGCGATTCGCCTTACGTGCGCGCCAGTGTTCCTCGGATTGATCCTGTTCCCGAAGATACGCAAGGTCAATTTTCTTGAGTTGGTCTCGCAAATTCCATTGCTGTGACATCATTGTAGTGCACTGCTTTGCAAACTCTACCACAGCACCTTGTGATTTGAGTCCGATGAGGAAAGGAACATTTGGCTGGGCCATGGTTATTCTCCGAATTGGTCAGAAAGCTAGAAACAGTTATTCATTTCAGGAGGAAGTACTTCAATTCCATCGTAGTCTGGATGAAGCAGTTGCCCCATGTTTACTACGTACTCTCCATACATTTCAATCACTTTGTTTGCATAGGTAAGTAGATCAAGCACATCATCTACGTTATCTCGCTTAAGAGGATTGAAAGAGAGAATCTGAAGATACACTTCCTCACGACACTCTGGTGCTACAAAGACTTCTCCAGATGATAGTGACTTGAACATACTAAGGATACGAGAGTTCTTACTGAAGCCGCCCGGATAGATTTCAACTGCCTCAACACCATAGATTCCACGCTGCTCACAGATGAACTTAAACCAGTAAGCAAGTGTAGATTGGTAAGCTACAGATTCAATGGCGATGAGTCTGCAGTTATGTGTGAGAGCTAGTTTAAGAGCTTCTGCAATACAATCTCCGGGAGAGTAGCGGGCATTCTTCAGCTCTCGTAGTACTGGATAGCCATCATAGACTTCGAAGTAGCCGATGGCTACATTGTCTGAGCCAAGCTTTCCAGTGGAAGGATCAATGACTATGAAGTTACCTGCAGAAATATCTCCCTCTTGGAATGGAAGTGCAGGAAGCTTGGAAAGATCAATGAGATTGTTTGCTGAAGCTGTTTCATCATTGAGTACTTCAGCAAAGAAGATTTCCGGGTGGCCAGAGGCGAGATCGTTTTCGTATTCCTTAAGAAGCTGCTCCACTGGCTGCAAGTCTTCCCAAAGACTCGTACCATCAGCAAGTATTCCACCAGCGATGAACTTAATCCAGTTCGGATTCGTCTTCAGCTTGCGGAGAATAGAGTATGGCGTGGGATACATATTGGCAACGAAGAGAAAAAGACAGCCGCGCGGAGACTTTGCCTTCATTGCTGTACCATACATCCACTTCTCTAGCTGATCTGACTGTGTTTTAGAGTCTGCACATTCACGAGATTGAATGTCGTCGAAGAGCATTACATCTGGACGCTCATTCTTCACTGTGATACCACGAATACCAGTACCAGCACCCGCTGCAAGAAGAATTATGTTACGGCCGCGGTAGCCAAACTTCTTCAATGTCTGATTGTCAGTCTCTTTTCCAAGTCTCCAGTCACCGAAGACTCGCTTGATATTCGGTTCATCAAGCATGTCCATTACATCAGAAAGAATATTCACTGCCTTGCCTTCAGACTCACAGAGAATGAGAATGAATCTCTTGTCTGTGAAAAGAATACAATACAAGATGAATAGCTTCATCAAGATTGTCTTCCCGAAACCGCGCGGAAGGCCGAGAGCTAACTGGGAAAAATCTCGGGCTTTGTGTACGAAGGAGCACAGCCAAGCCCAGACTGAAAGAAACACTGCTGGGAAGGCGTACTCATAGATTGTAGGCATTGCTATGCCAGCAAGAAAGTCAAGAGAACTCTTGGCAAGAGCAATAACTTGAGAGGCATCGAAGGAGGCTTCAGTTATATTGAGTGCGCGCGCGCCCGGCCCTGTTGATTCGGGGGGAGAAACAAACTCAAGTCTTTCTTCCAGAGAAGCAGCCATAGTCTTATTTAACTTTCTTCTCTACTACAACAGTCGGAGTGGTGCCCATAGATAAGCGAAGGGTTGCAAGCAACAGAGCATCCGCACGCGCCTTGTTCTTGGCGAGCAGTTCACGATGCTTCTCAGTTACTTCTTTCAGCGCAAGGCGCTCCTTCAATGAGGGCAAGATCATTTCCTTTTTTCCTTAGTGCGTCCATGTTACCCGATTGAATCGTCAATAGAGACTGCTCTCCAACAGTAAGTACTTGTCCTTGAGCATTTACTTTGAACTGATTTATGATCTGGATAGGAATGGTGAGTTGTACAACAGATTGTTTTTCAATCAGAGATTCCGGCGTAGATTGGCCGCGCCGCTTTGCCATGTTAATTACTTGAATCGCCTTGAGTAGTTCCATCGGTCTGTGCATCAGTGGAATGCAGTCTTGCATACGCTTCAGCAAGTCATCTTCCATTTGGTCATACTTTGAATCCCGCTCGTTGTGAGCTGCGAGTGATTCGTAACGGCGCTCTGCCACGGCCGCAGAAAACTCCTCCTGAGATAGAAGTTGCGAAATGTAAGCTTCAGTAACTCCAATCGACGCCGCAACAGTGTGCGGAGGAAGCCCATCCCCAAGTAGTTTCAGGGCGCGCTCGGCTGTGAGAGAGGTGGCAGTGGCAGTGATCATGGCAGATAGTATAGCGCAGACTGGCTAATAACTGGAGAGTGAGTTCTTGTTGCAAGTTGGTAATACTGTCGCGACTAGGAATGATTTAGAAATAGTTTAGAAAATCGGGAATGGCTCTATAGGATACACTGGCGCACCAGGATTGAAAAAGGCCCTTACCCCCGGCCTGTAAGTGAGTACTTACTTCAGTAGATAGTGTGAGTGAGTACTTACTATGAGATGTTGTTTGGAAAAGACAGTCTGTTGTGTGGAAGACACGGCAATAGTTGCCGCTGCCGCTCAGGCAAAGATTGCCGGTAAGGAGGCAAAGTTTGCCGGTTTCTTGTGGTAGAGCTAGTAGAATGGGGCAGAATGGTATGGCACGCTTCCTGCTACTAGTATGGTAGGGACTGGCATGGGCCGCCCACTTTCCGGAGCTAGATACTATCATGACAACCATTCACCCAGTCACTACCACTAAGGATGCAGTAGTTGCTGAAGGCTTTACTACTGTTTCTATCAGCAGGACAGACGGCAAGAAAGGTAAGAGCGGACTTTGCATTGTTGTTCCTGTTGTCTCTGATTCTGTTGCTGCTCTTGTGGCAAGCAGTGAAATCGGCCGTGCTTGGATTGTGGATCACATTGACGGACTGCGTAGTAAGATTGCATCAGGGGTTCATAAGGCTGGCGAAACTATCACAAGCGACAAGCTTGGAATCGAAGCTTTGCTTGCAGCAATGAAGCTTGAGACTGAAAGCCAGCGCATGACCAAGGATGCGATCGGCACTTGGTTTGACTCTGATCTCGCGCCACTTGTGGCAGCAAGGCTGCAAGAGCGGATGCAAGGGATTGCAGCAGACAAGCTTGCTAAGCTGGTAGATGGCTACAAAACTGGATTCCAGATTCTTGCAGGTCGTGATCCCAGTATGTCTGAGCCAATCAAGACTAGCTTGCAGCGCGCACTGGAACTGCTGCCAGAAGACTACGATTCAGTCATTGCTACCAAGGTCGCAGAGAAGCTGGCTGTTGTCACAGAAGCTACCGCCACGCTTGCGGCCCTGTGAGTTTGGCAGACTTCTGAAGAAAGGTCACCATACAAGCCACTTAGGATGCAGTCTGTCTTAGGTGGCTTGTGTATGTGTTCTCCTCCTAGAAGGTAAGGTAAGTCAAACTGTGCATCCCAGACAAGGTAAGTCAAAAAACAGGAAATTGGCAGGCTGCCAATTAGCCAATTTCGTCGGACCCCCTGTTTCTGAGCCCCTCTCCCGAAATGGTACTAATATTATCTAAGCCAATCACTCCAACTAACCATGCACTAAAGTGGTGCATTGGTTTGCTGCCAATTAGCCAATCAACCAATTTCACCCTGCCCCCCACAAATGACCCCCCTTCTGGAATTGCTACTTATATAAGTCATGGTGTAGATAGCTAGTTATATAAGGGGGTATGTATATATGTTGTTATTTTTAAAGACCCCTAAATATAGATGCATAGAACTATTGGGGGTAGTTGGTTAGTTAGGTGGAGTGAGAGGGACTGGGTAGTAAGATGGGCCATGCAATCCAAGTAGTATAAGTGGTAGGGCTTGACAGGTGTCCTCTGGACAGGTAGGATGGTACGATTGGCTGTTTGGCTGTTTGGCTGTTTGTTGTTTTTTCTCTTGCGCAAATAGAAAACTGAAAACTGAAAAGGAAAGGAAACTATCATGAGCACACAAGAGCTTCTTTCTTGTCCCTTCTGTGGATCAAAGGCGGAATATGTTGATGGAGGAGGAATGACAGGAGTGATCGGAGTCTCCTGTAGCAATTGTACAGCAAATATGTTAGAAGAGCACTGGCACACAGGCAAGGAAAGCACAGAAGAAATTCAAGTGCGCCTTTCTAAAGAATGGAATAGGAGAGTCTATCATGTTTGAATTCACAAGCTCGCAGTCTCAGAAGTCTCAACAGTCTCAGCAATCTCGCTACCACTATCTTCATGCAGAAGAAGATATTGTGGTGCATGATCTTGGAAGAGTGTATAGCACTGAAACTGGAGAAGTATTTGCTGTCTTTGCCACAGAAGAAGTTGCAAAGGAGTGTGCAGTATTCTTTCCTAAGCATCTTGGCTTTGTCTGTGTGAATGGGTACATGAATGCA